GCCCTACACATAGACGGGCACAGACTAACATAGGTAAATTTAAACTTCAACAATAGGTTTTAGTGCTGGTTGTTGGAAACCTGACCAGCGGCAAGTTACGAAGGAATCCCGTCCAACTCAGGTAGTTTTCCTAAGTTCAGGCCATACTATAAACCAATCAGCTGGAAATAGTTTTTTCCTGCTTAATTTTCCTGCGGTTTTTTCTTCCAACATTGCAGCTAAATACATTAGCTTGTCTTGCGGAATTCCACGTTTACGCCAAACACATACAGCCGGTGGACTAATACTTAATATATCAGCCACAGCTTTAGTGCCACCTAGTAAATCAATAATTTGGTCATCTGTCATAGTTTGCATAGGTTAACAAAATTAACTTGTGTTAGCAATTAATTTCTGTTAATGTTACTGTGTTTTATACGAAAGGGGACAAATGGACGAATACGAACAAGTAATGAAAGAGATTGAGCAAAAACTCGAACTCGCTCTAAACAAATTAGAAATCGGTGGTTTAAACGCTGACGATATTTCTATAATCCGCTGGGCTTGCAACAAATCTAAAACACCATCTAATAAGGAATCTAATTATGCTACTCGCACCATCTAAACAAACTGCTCAATTTAATGAATCTAAAAAATTTAAAATTGTTCCACCAGGATCGCACTTAGTCCGTTTTTTTAAATACGTTGACTGTGGTACTCATATTGATGAGGGCACAAAAATCCGCGAGAACAAAATTAAGTACGTTCATAAAGTAATGTTCTTTTTTGAGTTTTATGGCGAGGATGCACAAGGCCATCCATTAGCTACAGATGATGGTAAACCGCTAGTCTTGGTTAAATTTATAAATCTAACTACGCATGAAAAAGGCACATTAGCTAGATTATTAAAGTCTTGGTTAAACGTTGACATTTCTGTTGAGCCTTTAGAACTTAGCAGTTTACTTGGCAAGTTTGCTTTAGCTGCCGTTTCAAATTACGTTGATAAATCGAATGAAACAAAAGCAAGCATAGACAACCTTAGTCCAGTGCCAAACATTTATTTAAAAGCAGGATTGCCGGAAGGCTTTAACCCTGTTGATTCGTTTGATTTTGAAAAGTATGACGGTGAAAAGTTTGATGCGTTGTCAGACAAAATGAAAGCATGGCTGTCAAAAAGCCCTGAATACAGAGCCGTTACAGGGCAAGCTGCTGCAAAGCCAGCTGAAGAATTCTTTAACGATGACGTACCGTTTTAAGGGGCTACCATGACTAGAGCATCTGAATCAAATCATTGGTACACAAAAGACGGTCAACCGATGTACACCGTTATTGGTGCAAACGGTAAAGAACGTAACACTGACTTACGGGATGCTAAAAAGCATGGCTATATTCCGTCAGTTACAACCATTTTAAATATTCTTGCAAAGCCAGGATTAAACCTGTGGTTTCAACGTCAGGCAATTATGGCGGCATTGACATTACCACGCATGGACGGTGAGGACGAGGAAAACTGGTTAGATCGTGTATTGACTGATAGCAAAGCGCAAGGACGCGATGCAGCTGATCGCGGTACATCCATGCACAGCGAAATACAGAGCCACCTAGAGCATAAAGCTAAAGAATACCCAAGATATGTATTTGCATCGAAAGAATGCTTAGACGCTCATTTTGGGCAGCAGGATTGGATTTGTGAGGAATCCTTTGGTCACGAACTAGGCTTTGGTGGCAAGGTGGATTTACATTGCCCTGGCATCATTGTCGATATTAAAACTAAGGAAAAGGTTGGCGATAAGGTAGATGTGTATGATGAGCATTTGCTTCAATTGGCAGCCTACCGAACTGGATTAGGATACCCAACAGCTCGTTGCGCTAATTTGTTTGTTGATCTAGAAGGTAATACCAAAATGATCGAACATGACGAAACAAAACTAGCTAATGCGGCTGAACGTTTCTACCATCTACTGCGTTTTTATCAGATTAAAAACGGCATCTAAATTTCGGGGCGAACGACCGACCTTATCCCCTTTGTGTCGGAACAATCTAGTAGCCCCACTTTTTTTTCATCTTTTTTAAAATATTTTATAAATATCGCTTGACATAGATATTAACTTACGTTAATCTATGTCTGTGGTGATTAACAAACAAAGGGGAACAAAATGGCAAGATATATTAGCGTAGTAGAAACAGCAAGAATGATTAGAACTGCTTTAAGAGAGGCTTTCCCAGGCGTTAGATTCTCTGTTAGAAGCAGCAGCTACAGCGGTGGTGCAAGTATTAACATTAACTATACAGATGGCCCAACAAATGCCCAAGTAAAAGCAGTCGTTGGTAATTTTGAGGGTAGTTACTTTGATGGCATGACAGATTACAAAGGTTTTAACTACAGCAGCGTTAACGGTGAAGAAGTTAGATTTGGTGCTGATTTTATTTTTGTTACTAGGGATTACAGCGAAACTTTTTTGACTACTAATTTGCAAGCAGCTTGTGCGTATTACGGTTATGAAGTTCCAGAAATTATTGTTACACCTAGAACTTGCTGGGCAAATTTCAACGATTACGAAATGCAGCGGAGAGTAATGTTGCAAGTTGAAGCAGTTAGTTTGTGCGAAACCCAGGTCAGCCAAACGGCTGGAAGTGTAGCGTTTTTAGGTGATGATGGTTATGGTTATGGTGCAGTCGGTAGGTTGGCTGCTTAACAAGGGGGAAATTATGAACTACGATGAATGGACAGATGTTTCGAAAAACTACAGAACTGCTTTAAAAATGTATCGTGTAGCTTTCCTGGCTTATGTTCCTGTGCGTGATGCGTACAGGGCTGGTGAAGTAAGTGATGAAGTATTTTTGACGGCACAAGCAGCGTTTTATGCAGCGTCAGTAGCTTTTGACGTTGTAGCAGCAGAGGAAGCCAGCGGTATTGAAATTAACTAAAAGGGGAAATTATGAAACTCAAAGAACAAATGATTAACTGCCAAGAAGAATTTCAAGACGGTTTAAATACAGGAGTTAATCTCTGCTTAAAAATGATTAACCAATCGCTTGGTACAAATTTCACAGCATTTGGTCACGCTTTGGCTCACATTGAATTTGAACTTGAATCTAAACAAAAAACAGATTGGAAATAATCATGCACATACTTAACGAAATCTGTACCGCTGTTTTATTTATAGCAATTATTTTATGGGCTGTATTTTTATGATTCATTATCATGGCTTGCCAATTACACCCGCAACAGCAGCATTACGGGCAATTTCTGGCGGTCATGCTTTTGTTAGCTTTCGCCATCCAGATCAATTAACTTTAGCGTTAGAAGCTGCTCAATCATTTGCTGTAGATAATGGTGCTTTTAGCGCATGGAAGTCAGGCAAGCCAGTAACAGATTGGACGCAATATTATGAATGGGTTGCTGAATTGCATCGTTACCCATCATTTGATTTTGCGGTAATTCCTGACGTGATCGATGGTGATGAAGCTGCCAATGATGCGCTGCTAGATGAATGGTCTTGGAAAGGATCAAATGCTTGGGTTGGCGCACCAGTTTGGCATCTGCATGAATCACTTGAAAGATTAGAACGATTAATGTCTTTTCCAAGAATTTGTTTAGGTAGTTCTGGTCAATATGCACAGATAGGAACGCCACAATGGTGGATAAGAATGGCTGAAGCTATGGATGTAATTTGCGATAAATCTGGTAGACCATGTTCAAAAATTCATGGTCTAAGAATGCTTAATCCAGAAATTTATACAAAGTTTCCATTTTCTTCCGCTGACAGCACAAACATTGGTCAAAACATAGGGATCGATTCAGCCTGGAAAGGAACATACACACCACCAACAAAAGAATCTAGGGCAGCATTAATGCGTGAAAGAATTGAATCACATCAATCACAAACTTTTTGGGATAGGAAATTAGCACCAATTCAACAAGATTTTTTTACAAAGGGGAAAACATGACGCAACAGCAAAAGGTAGTAGATTGTTTAAAAAAAGGCTGGAAAAGCCCTATAGATGCCCTGAATGAAGCAGGAACAATGAAACTAGCCACCAGGGTTGGTGAACTCCGCAGATTAGGCTATATTATTGAGGACAAATGGTCTTTAGACAGACGTTACAAACTCTATCGTTTAGTAGGAATTCCAAAATGATAATTAATGGTCAATTTATAAAAGAAAAGCCGCCTAGAATTGGTCAAATGTATGACATAACAAGAAACAGACAATATACAAATGACGAGTTATTTATTCAAGATGTGCTTTTAACAAGCAAAATTGCAGAACAAAACTTTATTGAATTAATAAAAAGTTTCTTAGTTAGCCTTAAACATTAAGAAAAAGCCCTAGTGCCTTTTTTATCAATTATAAGAGCCTGTAATCTAGGCTCTATTTCTTTGCCGTTAGTAAC